GAATATTTGATGCTTAAATAATAAGCAAGTCCTGAAATTAATGCCGGATAAAATCTAAAAATTACATCTGAAGTATTTGTATAAGAACCCACATCTTCTATCTGTGCCATATAATAAAAATTAACTAAATAATTAGCTCCTGAAAAACTAGAACTCGGTGTTGTGTATAAATAAATATTTGGTGATGCAGTAATTGTTCCTGCAGCATTTCTTACATATGCTTGTCTTTGTACGTAATATTGTGAAGGTGTACCTTTTGATAATTTATTAGGTAATGCAGAATAAGTGGATCTATCTATTTTAGATAAAGCCGTATCTACGGGCGCTGTTGCTGTAGTATTATTTCTAACATAAGCTTCTAGAACATCACTTATATCAGTAGGAAAATTTGTAGTATCAGAAGTCCAATTATATAAAGCTTGACCTTCTACTAGAGGAACGCTTGCTAATTTAATTTTCCAAAGGTGAATACCTCTATTTCCCCATTCAGACAATAAAATATTTAATGAACGTCTAGCACTTTTTAATTGATAGCCCGTTCGTGCGCCTCTTATGTTTGTTCTTTCATAAGCTTCTTCAATAATGTCATCAATCGAAGGATTGAATGTCGTTGTTCCCGACGTTGCCATTTATCCTCCTAGCCGTAGTAGAATGTTACATCCGCAATTGTAGTTAAAGAACAAGTGGGCTTAGTATTACATTTAATACCTGTACCAGGTAAAGTAACATTATAAACCATTGGACTTGAAGAACCATTTGGAGTTCCCCAAATACCTAAAGATGTTCCATCATCTTCTAAATCAATCGTTCCTGCTCCTGCTGTACAATTAGCCGAAAATCCTAAAATTCTTGCGGGTCCCGCAAAAATTTCTTGGTTAGCCACGGTACTTGTTATCCTTTTAATTTTTATATCTACTGGATATGTACTCATATTTTTTCCTTATTAATTTAAGTGAGCTCCCGAAGGAGCTCACAGTATTTTATTAGCTTAAGTTGTTATTTTGCATATACAAAACAGTTGCTGTTGCAGCTCCTGTAGAGCCATCTTCAGTTCCTGCTACGAAATCTGCAAATACTTCTAAGTCTGTACTTCCAACATCAGTTGCTTCAGTGTCTAAAGTACCGTGTGTAGTTGCTAATGCTTTAACATTTACTAAACTAATGAATGCATTATCGTCTGCACTTGTACCAATAGATACGGTTGCTGTTCCACTATCATTATTCACAGTTGTAACGTTTAAAATTACATCTATAATTTGTGAATTTGCTGGAACAATTGCTACACGTTGATTTAACGCGTCTGCTCCAATGATGTCTAACACAACAGATTGTGCCATTACTACTGATCCAACATTGGTTACATTTGTACCAATTGTACTTCCAGTCGTATTATAAATCGTTCCCGCTTTTATCGGTCCCGAAAAGGTAGTTGTTGCCATATTATATCCTCCTAGTTAATTTAGATCTAGTCTCTAGGCCGTCGACTATACGCGTCTAGATCTAATTAATAATTGTATAGTAATTAAAATATATATGAATTTTATTGAGAGTGCAAGGGATCCCTGCCGAGAATGTACGATTTCTAACGAGTGACTATTTAAGTTGCCACTGAAACTTGGGGAGCTGAATTAATAATTGCATTTTCTCTATCTGCAACTTTACGTTCTTCCAGTTTGATCTCAGTAATAATGTTTTTAATTGCATTATCAATTTCGACCATATTAAGAGTATATTTACCGCTTTGCTCATACTCCAACTGCCACTTCAACTCCAAGGACCGTTTTTGACTGTACAGTTCTTGTATCATTAATAACCTCCTCATAGGTTATGCGTTTACATCGATGATCCATACTTTTTGCACCGATATATTCCCACTTTACACCTTTTTGTCCTAGTTTGTCAAGGATTGCTAATTCAATAGAATTAGCATTATCTTCCGCTAAAACTTCAAATTTAGCGTGATAATCGTAAGCCCACAATTGTACTAGGAATTTCTTCATTTCTACACCGTATTTTAAGATTGAGGCGGAACTGTGTTCCGCCTCAAAATATTTATTTTATTATATTGCTGATCCGAAGATACCTCTAGGGTCAGAGAATCCGAAAACGTATCTCTCTCTAGCTTTGTATCTAACGTTACCAGTATCGAAGTCACCTTCCATTGAAGTTTTCAATGGTGCTCTTGTGAAGTGCTTCAAGCCATTAGGTACATCAGTTTTAACGAACCATTTCGCTGTGTCAGTTAAGTAGTGATTAACTACATAACCTTCAGGAACCGCACCCATATTATTGATTGCGTTGATGTCGTTATCTGCTGTGCCCGTTCTGCCTTTAGACTTCATAAGTCTCTCAGCTGTAAATTGAAGAGCAGAAGGAATAATTAATTTCATTCCTCTAGCTGCAACTTTCAATCCTCTTTCATCTGTGAACGCTGCAATGTCGATCAATGCTTGTTCTAAAGATGTTTCATTTAAATCAGCTGCTGTAGCCAATTCATTTGAAAAAGATCCCGCTAGTGTTGGGTGGTCAGTAGCACAAAGCTCCTTACCATCTCCACCAGCATAGGCTGCTGTGAACGCGTTATTTAAAACCGCCGCGCCTTTAACTTGTTTTGTATTAGCCATAGATCTTGCTAAAGCTTTTGTGTATCTGCTTGCAAGTCTATCGTACAAGTTGTCCTCGATCGCTTCTTCAGTGATCGCGAACGCAAGTGCGATTGTTTCATTTGTATAACGTGCTGTGAAAGTTTCTTGCGCACTGTCGAAAGTGACGCCTTGACCTTCAGGTTTAACTGATGCATTCGCGAAACCAGATAACATTACTTCTTCTTCAAAAGCTCTGTCACTGTTTTCTGTTTCGAAAATCTCAGCTGCTTCGTTTACATATTGTTTATACTCAAGTCCAAATAGTGCATTTAGACCTGGCTCTAGTTCTTTCACTAGTTGTGCTCTTGATATTGCCATAGTTTATACTCCTATCCTTCCTTAGTATTTAACAGACATAATAGAGCCTGGTGCAAATCTAACGATAACGTTAGAGTTGATAGCACTATTGTCTGAGTTTAAAGGGTCGTTAGCGACTCTTACAATTTGAAACGCATATTGTCCCGCGCCAGCTGCCGCCGAAGCGCCAGTTGCCAATTTAACTGTAGATTGACCATCTTGGAATGAAGTTCCAAGGTCAGCCATATTGTAAGTTAAATCAGGGACCATAATTGAAACTGCTGTTGCTGCAGCAGCTTTCACTACGTATTCTTGTGTAGGATTGTCATTAACGAAACCGATTCCATCTGATGAACCTGTATTGTAGTCAGTAGCAAATGCAGTTCCCGACGCAACAGTATTCGCCCAAGTTGGTTTTTTAGTGGAATTGCTTATATAAAAAGCTCCATTAAATACACCAATCATTGGTAAAATATTTGCTGTGTTGTTCGCCCATCCTGCTCCTCCTGTTATACCATCGTCCATAGTGGCATTAGCTGCGTCCTGTAAATATCCAGTATCGCCCGCACCTTGTTTAGAGGCTGGGTTATTTTGATATAGACCTTTTCCAGGGGCTGTGTAGATTGGGTACTCAGATAAACCTTGAGTAGCTGGTGAGCTACCTAAAGTGTAAACTGATCTAAGACCAAATCCGCCTGTTTCATTAGCCATTTTTGTCTCCTTTACGTTTATCCTCTCTAAGTGAGAATAAACTGGTTGATATAAATCGCTGGTTTAGGAATTACTAAATAATTAGTTTTTCTTTGTACCACCGAAGGTTACACGAGTCTGTCGATCACTATTGATCGGCATACTTGGATGTTGTTCCTTCATAAGATCGTTGTTTATTGCTTCTTCTTTGGCTTCGTTCTGTTTATTAAAATATTCTTCACGAGCCTTCGCGATCTCTTCTGGTATCCTTGCCAACACAAGGCCTCCCACTCCGATCATTCCTGCGTATTTACCTTCGTTTAAGACTGGATATTTAGAATCGGGATATTCATCTCCTCTTACGAGTTCCCAGCCAGATCGCTGCATTGCAGCCATATTACTGGTATCTTGAAATCCCATTGACTCTGCTCTTATCCATCTATGCCTAAAACCTTCTGGCGCAGGGGGTGCATCGAGTGATGAGGGTGGAGTCCATACAACTTTTCGAGCTTCTTGCTCTCTAGTCTGACTCGCACGTGAAGTTTTTACTTTTTCATTTTCCATATGCTTATACTCCTTCCGTGATTTTTAATTGTTTTGCATAATCTTCAAGTGGCACACCTAATCTTTTAGCAATTGCTACCTGTGAAGGTGTGAGTTTGACAGTTTTTCTGCGTCCTGTGTTAGCTGAACGTTTAGCTGAAGCTACAGCTTGAGTAGGTTTTACTCTATCTGTAGTATTTGATTCCATCTTATCAAATTTCTGAGGGAATTCAAGTCTTATTCTTTTATCTACCTCACTATAATATTCATCTGATTTAGGATCAAAACCTTCTTCTTCTACGAGCTTCTTATGTATATCAAAAGCCGTATAAGTCATTGCAGAATTGTTACCAAACCACGTATTTTTAGCTGCCCAGTCCTCTGCACGAGGGTCTGGAGTAACATTTGGCCTCTGTTGTTGCGGGGTAATGTTAACTTCTTTCTTAGGTCTAGTTTCATTTGCAACTTTCATCGCATTCAGTCTTGCTGAGTCCATAGTCAAATTTGCAATTTGTTCTTGGGCTGCAATCTGTCCATCAACGTTTTGAGATTCAATAGCAGTTTTAAGAGCTTGTTTGGCTGCTGCCATACTGTTCTTAACTCTACCTTCAAATTCAGAAACGTAAGATTTATCTAATTTAGAAAATCTATTTTCTAAATCATCTTTATCTTTTTTTGCCGCTTGTGCGTAAGCAACCGCTTCTTCACGTTGACGCTCTGCTTCTCGCATTTTTCGAGTTAATTTAGAAATACGTTTTTGAACACCTTTACTGTATTCCTCTAACTCTTCTTCTTTTTTCTCTTCCTTTGGTGTCTCCACCTTTTCCGGAGCAGACTCCACCTCTTCCACTTCAATTTTTTCTTCTTTCGGTGGGTCGGTTTTTTCTGGTTCTCCTTTGTCATCTAATTTAATTTCAGCACCTTCTTCTTCGCCTACATCAATTAGATTTTCTTTTTTTGCTTCTTCTGGCATAGTTCCTTTCCTATGTTATGTGATGTAAAATTGATTCAGGATTGTTAATTGTCCCTAACACTTCATCATCGTTTAGTAATCGCACTTCTCCACCGTCTATTGGTAATCTTGAACCCGCATAACGAGCAAAGATAACCCAATCTCCTTTTTTACACCACGGTCCTGTTGGAAATTTTTCTTTATCCCCATAAGTTAAAGGGCCCATTTTTAAAACGTAGCCACACGTGGTTGCAATTCTTGCTTTGTCTAAAGTTTCTTGTGAGTAAATAAGTCCACCTTTACTTTTACTAGGTGGGGTAAAAGGTAAAACTAAAAGTCTCCAACCCGATGGGTTAGGTAATTCTTCAACCGTTTCGGTTCCAATGTTATCGGGATTTAAAGGTTCTTTTTCTTCTGATGTTTCTTTTTGATATTTTTCTTCGAGGGCGTTCTTATGTTTTGGGACCTCGGTTTTTAATGTCGACGATGTTTCCGCCTGTTTCATTTTGCTCCTTAGTTTTTAGCAGGTTAGAGATTTCCTGTAATGTTAATTGTATGGCGTGAGCCTGTCCTAGTAGATACTTATATTTTTCGTGATTGTCAACCCCTGTACCACTCATCATAGAGTCACCAATCGTTTGAAGATTTTCTTGAAGTCTCTTCTGTACCTTATTTATTAAAATGAGTTCATCCATTTATATTAATCGGACGTTTTTATGTGTACCCGCGTCCAATCCTCTTACTACACCGCCTTTTTTGTATCCTACGAATCCACCTTTTTTTAAAGGTGCATCCATTCCACCACCTGTTAATTTTTGAAAATATTTAGATACAAAATTAATTCCATCATCTAAAGCTACATTTAAGTCCTTAACTTCTTCAATAGCTAAATCTTTTTTATTTTTAAGAGTAACACCTATATTAGCTAATTTTTGTTGAAGTATTTGAAATGCTTCATCACTACCTTGTTTAGCTTTCGCTAAGATAGTTCCTAATTCTTTATAAGAAGACCCTGTACCAGGACCTCCACCAATACTTCTAAAAAGTTTGGAAATTCCCTGTCTAATTAAAGGGTTCATTATTTTTTAGCGATTCCGCCGCCTCTTTTAGCTTTACCCATAGACTTAACGTGGCCGCCTTTTTTGTAAGCTATGCCTTTTCCTCTTTTAGCAATTCCGCCGCCTTTAAGTTCACCAACGATTCTTCTTTTTTCGTCACGAAGGTTTCTTGCACCTTTCGCTGTGTGTGCTCTTTCAGCGTCAACTCTGCCTAGTTCTTCAAGTCTATTCATTCTTCTTGTATTTGCCATAATTATCCTCTTTTTTTAGCCATTTTTTTAAAAGTTTTAGCTAAGTTATATCTTTTGGATCCTGGAGGACAAGACTTGCTACCGAATTTTTTTCCAGTACAAGGTTTATCCTTACGCATATTCTTGGTAGCTTTTTGGATCCATCTACCATCTTTAGCTCCAACCCGACCACCTTTCGCATAAAGCGATTGTCTAGTCTTCATTGGAAATGCTGCTGTCGAATTAAAATATTCTGGAGCCATAATTATCTATTTATTTTACCAGATTTTTTTGCTGCGCTTCCCCATTTGCCATAAGACTCGTCCGCCGAAGCTTTCAGCTGTGCTGCAGTTCTTGGCTTTCTAACTCTCATTGCAATGGATTCATCTTTACGATCTTTGTAACCCTGTTTCTTCATAGAAGAATCAGCTTCCCCATAAGGGAATCTTACATTTGATCTTACTCCGTTTTGTCTCATATTTTTTCCTTTAAGTATAATACTTAGTTTTTTTTCGTCTGTCACTCATTACTTTACCACATCCCCTTGCAATTGCAACACGAACGGGTCCACCATCTTTATATTCTTTTTCCCACCTTTTTGCAATCTCAGGATGGTTAGCGTGTAAGTATTTTCTTTGCTTTTCTGACTTGAAAGGCATTATTTTTTACCTGCACCACCATTACGGAATATCTGAGTTCCCTTAATGCCAAAAACGCTCGCCACGACGAGAATCCATAAATTTGTAAACCATTTTGGAAGGTTAGAAAAATACTCGAAAAAAATCTCTATCTTTGCCATAGCCGCCGGATCCTCTGTCCACACCGACCAAGCG